CAAACGTGGCTCTAAGGGCCCAGCTGCCGCTCTTGTACAGGCCATTATTGGTGCTACCCCTGACGGGGACTTTGGCCCCCGCTCAGAACAGTCTCTAAAGGCATGGCAGACCGCTAACGGCCTAAAAGTAGACGGTGTAGTCGGGCCTGTAACATGGAAGAAGATGTTTGGCTGATAGGAGCCTCAAATGGCAGTTAGAATACAAATGCGGCGTGGTACCACTCAACAGTGGGCTGCAGCATCCCCCGAATACGCTACATTGGCAGCTGGTGAGATTGGTGTAGACACTACATCAAAACAGCTAAAAGTTGGAGATGGCTCCACTCCATGGGCGTCTTTGCCTTTTTTTAACTCAGGAACAATAACTGGGGTAACAGCTGGCACTGGGTTAACGGGTGGTGGGACTTCAGGAGTCGTCACACTCACTGTAGCTACGTCTGGGTCTACTGGTTTAATTACCAGAGGTACGTTAACAACCAAGGGTGATGTACTGGTTGCCTCAGCTGCAAACACACCAACAAGACAACCAGTTGGTACAAATGGTCAAATGCTAGCAGCTGATTCGACTCAAACTACTGGTTTAACATGGGTTAACGGGGCAACACTTGCTGGATTGGAAACACTAACAAACAAAACTTTATCAAGCCCCACTATTTCCGGTGGCACAGTAGCCGCTGCTACGGTTACAAACCCAACTGTTACTACTGGTACATTTACATCGCCAGCCTTAGTAACACCAGTATTTACTTCTCCAATAGAATCATGGAATGTTGTTGGCTCAGCACCATCGTCTACCCAAAACATAGACATTAAAACTTCATCTGCGTGGGTGTATACCAGCAATGCAACAGTAAACACTGTTCTTAATATACGTGGAGATGGTTCGACAACTCTCAACTCTATGCTTTCAAATAACCAAAGCATCACAGTTGCGGTAGGTGTAACAAACGGTTCTACACCGTACTACCCAACATCGGTAACTATTGATGGTTCATCAGTTACACCTAAATGGCAAGGCGGTACAGCACCTACAGCTGGTAGCGCAAACAGCGTAGATATTTACGCTTACACTATCATTAAAACCGCTACTAATACATACACGGTGTTTGCCTCACAGACTAAGTTTGCGTAATGCCCCTAGTATCCACCTTTTCTTCTGGGTCTTCACGATCCCTAGGTCTTGGCAGTGGTATAAGACCGGGAGCCCCAACAATAACTGGTATTGCATATTTGAATGGTACTACCGGTGGACGATTAGAGGTGTCGTTTACTGCTGGTACGGTTGGTACAACAGCCACAACTGACTATCAATACTCAATAGACAACGGTTCAACGTGGGTAACTAGATCTGGCACTGCATCTCCAGTAGTTATTACTGGATTAACAAACGGTACAAGCTATACAATAAGGCTACGTGCTGTTAACTCAATTGGAGCCTCCGAACAATCCAACTCTACGATTGGTCGTCCAGTTGCCCTACCCGGTGCACCGACAGTTACTGTTACAGAACATGCTACTGATAATGGTAAACTAAGCGTTGCTGTCACGGCAGGAACTGCTGGTACTGACAACCTAAACGGTAGCACCCCGTATGAGTACAGTTTGAACTCTGGAGGTACTTGGACTGGTGTGTCATCTGCTAACTTTACGATAAGTGGGTTAGCTGATGAAGCTTCTTATACTGTAACTGTGCGAGCGATTACAACAAATAATGACAGATCTACAAATGGTAGTGGTACCGGATCAACAAAGGCAATTGCCCAGTTGTCCCACAACCGTCAGTTTCTATTAATGGTACAACTGTCACAGTTTCATGGGGTGCAATAACAGACGCTCATAGTGGTGTTGCATCAGCAACTCTTCATGAACTATTTTTTGGAAGTTCCAGCGGATTTGTTTCCGGATCAAGCTATGTAATACCGTCTAATAAGTGGTCTGGTTCTTCAACTACATTCACAACACCCTCCAATAGACGCGCTACACCAGGAGGAGAATCTTGGCTAGTTGTGTATTATATAGTTGCTACTGACAATGTAGGTAAGTCAGGTCAAGGACCAGGTTCTGTTACTAGATGGACTAAACCTCTCGGTACTTTCTACGTAAAAGCAAAAGGGTGGGGAACCTGGGGGAGCAGCAGTGGTTGGAGAAACGATCCTCAAAGTCTCGTTTCTGTATTATCTGGGTGGCTCAACACTACCTATGGATATCAGTACGGCTATTGGTTCTATGGTTCAAGCGTTAGTGATGTAACAAAGGGATTTATCCCTGATAGTGCAACTTTTCGCACACTTAGAGGAACAGCGGATGGTTGTTCAGGAGCTGTTGTTGCTTTTGCAACACACAACTATGCGTCACCACCTGCTGGCGCACCTGTCAACGACACAGCCTATTGGACAACTGGAACATCACAAACGCAAGGCAACGCGAGAGAGTTTACACTAACCTCGGGAACACGTGGTCGCATGGCAGTTGATAGTGACTTTGGAATGTTTATGTATCCTGGAAATGCTGATGGTAGTATAAACGGAACAGCTGCTACTACCTGTTCCAATGGAACTACTTATCGTGTTTTTAATTCACCTTGGGGTGATGCAGACTCTGGCAGACTAACAATAGTATTCAACTAAGGAGTATCTCATGGCTAATGAGCCCATGGACCCGGAGACAAAACAGAGACTTAATGCTTTAAAGAAAAGAAAAAGACTAGGTACTAGTCTAGAAGAGATTCTTGAGAAAAGTGAGGAGTCTGAAGTCCTTGCTAAAACGTTGTTTACAGACACAAGCTTAGACGACTTAGACGAATCAAACACAGACGAATCAAACACAAGCTTCGACGACTTAGACGAATTATGCAAAGAATTAGCTAGTAGAATGACTAGAGAACTTGATGAAATAGTTGAGTTTGGCCAAGCTGAGGAGTACGCTGAAGGTACGTCTTTAATGAGCACAAGAGTTAAAAGTATGAAGTTTATGGCTATGTTTGAAAAAGTCACATGTGACCAAATTAAAACTATTAACGATTGGGAAACACTTGTAAAAGATGAAGACATACCCAGGATTGCTCAAGAACTAGGGTTAGAGGGAACATTAGAAGTTGTATTTTGGAAGTGGGGGTCAGTTTATCATTACGGACCAGGTGAAAACTTTCCTTATACAGAATTTTATCTATGTAAATCAGGGCGAGTAGCTTCAATAGGTCGTAAGATACTGGATTGGGAAAGAGACTACGGCTTTTCCCGAATAGATGCAGGTTCACCACCGGGTGATGTAGCAGAGCGTAAAAAGACAAAACAAGCTAGAGAAGAGTTTATTGATATGGCATCACAATATGGTGTAAACGTTCGTTCAAGAAAGAGAAGTTAGCAAGTTGATAATATTTACTATTCTAATAATAATCTTGTCTTTATACATGCTGCTTAGAGACACCTTAAATAGACTGCAGTCTATAGGCCCTGTTTATTGGATAACACGAGATAACACACCTAAAAAAACACCATTGTTGTCTATTGGATTTATGCGGCAGACTAACTTTCCTTGGAAAGTAGGTAAGGGTTTACAGGTAAGTATTGGTAGGTATTCGTTTCAATTTGGTATTTGTAAAAAATCAAACCATTATGATGAAACTGAGGGTATCCTAGGTGCCCTAGGTGGTAGGTACTTAGATACTTCAACAAGTGACATACGGGAGTGGTGATGTTTTTTAAACGAGAACAAAAACCCCAGACACACAAAAAGCTAGCACGAATTGAAAAAATGGACACCCCATCCATCATTAATTGGATGGATCTCACGATCATGAATCTTGGTCAAACATTTGACAGCTGGCGGTATAGCGACCTTCCAGAAGAAGAGGTTGCGCAACATTTAGATATTATTAATGCTCTCTGGGATGAACTTTTGATTAGAAAAACTAGTTTAAACAATAAATAGTGTATTATTGAGCGTACAGGAGACAACTAATGGTAAATTTAAACAGAAAAACAGACAAGGTAAACCCTCTCCCGAATCGTAAGGCTTTGCTTCGTGGTAACGGGCAAGATCGTAAATACCTGCACGATCTGGTTAACAGTATTAACCACCTTGGTTATGACTTCGGGGCTGTGTCACCCATAATTTCTGGTGAAATAGAAGATTATGGTTACTTAGTAAGTTTGCCAGATCTATTTTACTTGATCGATCGAATTTCTGAGTCTATTGGAATGCCTAAGAAACCGCTGGACATTCCTAGTCAGGGAAGCCTCTTCACAGAGGAAGTATAATTAAGCATGCAGCAAGTGGCAGAAGAGGGGTCAATACCAGAAGACATTGAAGCTCTTGAGCTTGATGAAACATCTCAAGAGTTTATTGACCAACTTGTTATGAAATTAATCTTATTTACAGAAGAATTTTGTAACGTAACTTTCTTCCCGTACCAAATACCGATTGCTTATAGGATGATCGAGTCAATAGTTATTGGAGATGGTGAAGAAATAACACTAATTGCTACTCGTCAATCAGGTAAATCTGAAGTTCTATCAAATGTCCTTGCGTCTATGATGGTGATTCTTCCAAAATTGTCCAAGGTCTACCCAACATGGTTGGGTAAGTTTGAAAGGGGGTTTTGGTGTGGAGTGTTCGCGCCCGTTGAGGACCAGGCTGACACGGTGTTCAGTCGTATTGTTAGTAAACTCACTAGTGACCACGCACTGGATTTTCTCCTTGATCCTGAGATTGACGACAAAGCCACATCCGGAGGATCTAGAGGAAAAGGACGAATAATAAGTCTTAAGCATTCTGGGTCTTTTTGTCGTATGCAGACCTGTAACCCTAAAGCAAAGATTGAATCTAAAACGTATCACTTTGTTCTAGTAGATGAGGCCCAAGAGGCTGACGAGTTCATGATAACCAAGTCAATAAAGCCAATGTTGGCGTTCAACAACGGAAGTATTGCGCTTACTGGCACCGCAACCCGTAATAAATCTTATTTTTACAAAATGATACAATTCAATAGACGACGGGATGTTAACTCCCGTCGTAACCACCGTCAGTGTCACTTTGAGTACGATTGGAAAACAGCCGCAAAGTATAATGACAACTATGCAAAATTCATATCTAAAGAAAAAATAAGAATTGGAGAAGATTCGGACGAGTTTCAGATGTCCTACTGCAATAAATGGATTCTTGAAAAAGGAATGTTTGTTTCAGATGAGCGTCTATCACGCATGTACGACCAGTCAATGGGCCTCGTAAAGCAGTGGTGGAGAACTCCGGTTGTTGTTGGTATTGACGTAGCTAGATCAAACGACTCTACTGTAGTGACAGTCTGTTGGGTTGATTGGGATCACCCTGACGGATTTGGGTTCTACGAACACCGAGTCCTAAACTGGTTGGAGATTAATAATGAAGAATGGGAATCCCAGTATTTTGAGATTATTGACTTTCTTCGCAATTATAATGTGTACAGAATTGGTGTTGATGCCCAAGGTGTTGGCGGTGCTGTAGCAGAGAGGTTGCAAATTTTGCTTCCAAAAATTGAGGTCCTTTCTGTCACCTCAGACGCCAAAAACCAAAACGAACGTTGGGTTCATCTGACTGAACTTATACAACGTGACCAACTCATTATCCCTGGCCACTCAAAAGCACGACGTACACGATCATGGAAACGCTTTAATCAACAAATGTCAGACCTAGAGAAAGTATACCGAGGGCCCTATTTATTAGCCTCAGCACCAGACGAAAAGGGAGCTTTTGACGACTATCCAGATTCCTTGGCTATCGCATGCGCCATGTCTGTGGCTGACACCATGCCAATGGTGACCGTATCCGAGAGTCCGTTTTTCAGATAAGAGCATAAAAACGTGGTAATCTAAATATATACACATCCATTCCAACAGGAGGATAACCTATGGCTGTAGCCCCCGCCCCAATGTTCCCAGAAAAAGGTGAACCACAATTTGAGAGAGCGCTTGCTCCCAGCATTCCCATGAACCGTGGTCCACTCCGCTTTGAGGAAGGCGTAGCAACTGACACCGACGTTCCCATGGACTTTAGCATTGGCGCCTACCAGGACACCGCCCCTTCGCCAATGCGGGTGAACCATAACAACCCCGAGATGTTTTACAAGTACCCTGAGGAGACCATGCGTGAGCGTGCCCACGTTGGCTCAGCTACCTGGATTGAAGCCCCTGACCACCTCCAAGAGTTCGTTATGGGTTCAATGGCAGGCGACGGCATGCCTCAGTTTGAGTACTCCTATAACACAGGTGGGCACATGAATCTGCCCAACAAGACGGTTGTTTCTGGCTGAGATCTGATACAGTAGTGCTCCACCAAAAAGGAGCACTTATGAATATCCTGCAGATTGCAGCAGCACTCAAATACCTTCAGCGCGTAACAGCTCGTGGAGTTGAGGAAGAGCAGGAACTCTACGCACTAATACAATCACTTTCAAATGCGTTGCCTAACGCAAAACCTGTGTATACTACGAGTGGCACAACTGCCGCATAACCACACTCTCAAGCAGAGTGGTATCACAAGGAGTATTAGATGTCAGATTCCAACGGTCTTATCAAAGACTTAATGGAGCGTCATACGGGCTCTATGAAACAAAAGTGCTCGTACACGCGCATCAAAGAAAACCTTCCAGCTGATGAAGCTGAGGCTGTAGAAAACGCAGAAAAGGCAATAAAAACGGACTCCGGTAATGGTAGAGCAAAGATTTACTCTTGCACTTGGTTGTCTGAAATTCTAACCAAGAATGGTTACCCAGTTAGCTCAAGCACAATTTCTCGTCATATGAACGGGCGGTGTGGCTGTGAGTAACCTTATTAAAGCGTTGACCGTTGCACCTGAATGGCCTGTGGTACAGCCAGGGCCCTCTGTACGAATGCCAAAACTAACGGCAAAAGCATCATCTAACAAAGATGGGTATGAAACCTGTGTGGTTCTACCGGACATGCAAATTGGTTATTTTAGAGCTCGTTCTGGTGAGCTAGAGCCAACACATGACGAAAAAGCAATTGATATTGCGTTTTCGATAGTTAAGAATCTAAACCCAAATCTTGTGGTTTTGGTAGGAGATAATTTGGATTTTCCTGAATTTGGAAAGTACAGATTAAGCAGCGCGTATGCATTGACTACACAGGCGTCCATAGACCGGGCTACAGTACTTTGTGCTCAATTACGCACGGCTGCTCCAAACGCTAAAATAGTTTGGTTAGCTGGAAACCACGAAGAAAGATTGGTGAACTTTGTCCTCGACAACGCAAAAGCAGCGTTCGGCATCAAGCGTGGGAACACCCCTGACTCTTGGCCTGTTCTGTCTATCCCTTATCTCTGCCGTTTCGATGATTATGGGGTGGATTATGTACCGGGCTATCCGGCGGGACAATTTTGGATCAACCAAAAACTTCGAGTCATCCACGGCACAAAAGTACGAAGTAACGGGTCTACAGCGCATGCCTACCTCAACACCGAAAAATCCTCTGTACTTTATGGGCACATCCACCGCCGCGAGTGGGCGGAGCGTTCACGTGACGACTTTGATGGACCCAAAACGATCATGGCCGCATCACCAGGTACGTTGGCCAGATGCGACGGTACGGTACCTTCCACCAAAGGGTCAATAGACTTGGACGGACGGCCAATGACGATTGTTGAGGACTGGCAGCAGGGCATTGGTGTTGTGACTTACCAACCCGGTGAGGGAAACTTTTTCTACGAGCAAATACCGTTTCATAACGGAACAGCATTTTTTAGAGGAAAGTTTTACAATGCACAAAACCAAAAAGTCTAAAAAATCTAAAAAACCAGCTATTCCAAAGCTTGTTTTAATTACATGGCTTGACGCCTTTGATGGCCCTACTGGGTGGGTGGACCCCGCAGAGTACAAGCCCCACCCAGTTCGCCCAATCTCAGTTGGTTGGGTAGTAGAAGATTTTTTAAAAGACCACATTACGTTAATTGGCACATGGTTAGCAGACCGTAACGAGTTAGGTAACAAGACTTATTACAGCAATCCTGCTCATATCCCGTTAGGGATGATACAATCAATAACATACATTGACGTTCCGAGTTCTATAGAACAACTAATCATTAATGATTTAAACACCAGGGGATTTAATGCCGATTGATTTCTGGTCACCAAGTTACAGAGCTTCTTCTAGTGATTTAACTGTTGCAATATCCCCGCTGGGTCTAGTTGAACTTGCTGATGAAGAGTTTGAAGTGCATGGACCTAGGCTAAACCGCTATAGCGCATGTTGGGCATGGTACCTTGGTCACCACTGGTCGTATCGTCGTGAGCAGGGCGAACAGAACATCACACTAAATTACGCTAGAACTTTTGCCGATTACATTACAAACTTTTGTTTTGGTAAGGGCGTACAATGGAAAGTTCCAGAACAGAACGCTGCAATTATCCCTCACCTACTACACAAAGTTTGGGAAGTAGACAACTCTAAGCACAACGTTTTATGGGAAATGGGGCAGCTTGCCGGAGTAACAGGGGACTGCTTTGTCAAAGTTGCTTACGAAGACCCATTTATTGACCCTCTAGGTATCACGGTTGAGGGGCGAATCAGAGTAATACCATTAAACCCCGCTCACTGCTTCCCTGAATACCACCCACATGATCGTGATCGTCTTCTGAGATTTAAGCTCAAATACCGATTCTGGGGGACTTCACCAGAAGGTACACGGCAGGTATACACATTTACTGAAATCCTTACTGATGACAGTATCGAACAATATATCAATGATGAACTAGTGGATCAGTACCCTAACCCGATTGGCCGTGTGCCAGTAGTGCATATTCCAAATATAACTATCACGTCGTCACCTTGGGGTCAATCTGACATTTGGGACATAATCCCACTTAACCGCGAACTAAACGAAAAGATGACCGAAATATCGGACATAATTAACTATCATGCTGCTCCCGTGACAATCATCATTGGTGCTAAGGCAAGCCAGCTAGAGCGTGGACCAAAGAAGGTTTGGGCTGGGTTGCCAAAGGATGCGTCAGTTACAAACCTAGAGTCACGTGGTGACATGGCTGGAGCTCTTCAATACATTCAGTTCCTAAAGCGTGTTATGCACGAAATAACTGGAGTACCGGAGACCGCACTTGGCCAGTTCCAACCAGTGTCTAACACTTCTGGTGTAGCTTTGTCAATTCAATATCAGCCGTTGATGAATCGCTACAACATGAAGAGAATACATTTTACAAAAGGTCTGGAAAAGATTAACGAAATAATCATCCGAACTGCTGCAATTTTCCAACCTGAGCTTCTTATTTACGACCCCTCTAAGGCCGAAGCGCCGGAGGGTGATCAATTGCCACAACTTGACCCAGCCGACCCTTTGACCTACAAAACTCAAGTACACTGGCCAGAACCACTCCCAGTTGATGTTCTTATTAAACTTAACGAAGCTCAGGCAAAGATGGCGATGGGGCTTGAGTCCAAAGAAGGCGCTATGCGTATGTTGGGTGAAGAGTTCCCACGTGAAAAACTTGCTGAGATATTTGAAGAATTGCGAGATGATGCTGTTGATCAAGGAGCGCTTGACATGCTTCGCGCACAGATCAACCAAGCGGTCATGCTCGCCACAGGCTTGCTACCCGGCCCCGAAGGTACCAGCACGGTACCCGCTGGAGGTGCTAATGTAACAAGTGCAGGTTCTCCTGCCCAACCTGGAGGCCCCTTACCGGGAACCCAGGCGACAGGCGGTCCTGTAGAAGGAATGGTAAACAATATAGTTGCAAAGGCATACGGAGCTAGGTTTGCCCAGCGCCGTGTTCCTGACGAAGAATAAATAGTTGTTTTAAATCAGTCATTATCAGCTCAACTAAAAGAGGTTAACTTATGTCAAAATTTGAAGATGGTATTCAGGTTCCCGTAGATCAGGAAGAAACTCCGGCTCCAAAGGTTCAGGAAGAAAAGTACTTCTCTGAAGAGGACATCCAAAAGGTGCGCCAACAGGAGAAGGAGAAGATGTACAAACGTCTAGAAGACGCTGATCATCGCGTCAAGGCACTGGAAGAAAAGCTAAACATTATTAGTAGCGAACGTGAAACGGCAATTAAAGAAGCCTCAGATCGCGCTAAAAAAGAAGCTGAACTCCTTCGTCAACGTGAGATTGAAGAGCTAAGCGCCAAGGAACTCCTCTTAAAGAAGGAGGATGAATGGAGCCAGCGAATCAACCAGGTTGAGCACGAATGGGGCCAGAAGTTTGCCGAACTTGAGAAACAGCGGCAGGCCCAGGATGCCATCCTTGAAAAGGAGCGCTATCTCCAGCAACTAGAGGCTTATCGCCAGAGACGTATCCAGGCGGAGTCAGAAACCATAATTCCAGAGCTGCGCGATCTTATTTCAGGTAATACTGAAGAAGAGATTGAACACAGTATTACCGTACTTCGTGATAGAAGTACTGCTATAATTGAATCAATCCAGCAGGCGAGTCCCCCTCGCTTGAAGGGGGCTCCGGTAACGGCTCCTCCGTCTGGGCCACTGGACAACCAAATGGAATATCAAACGGTTAGCGCGGAGGATATCCGCAACATGCCGATGGATCAATATGTAAAAATGCGTGAAAAGTTACTGTCAGCAACACGGTCTCAGCAACGGGGCCGCTACTAAACCCAAACTAACCACATCCATCGGAGGATATTAATATGGCATTACCCGCACCCGCAGGTGGAGCAATTACAGGTACAGCTACCGGTTCAGTGACCGGTTATACTGACGGTAGTTCCGCTCTATCTCCCGCAATCCAGCAAATTTGGTCAAAGGAAATCCTTTTCCAGGCCATGCCCGTACTTCGGTTTGAACAGTTCGCTGTTAAGAAGACCGAACTCGGTGTCATGCCCGGTTTGACCATCAACTTTATGCGTTACAACAACCTGTCAGTTGATGAGTCAGCAGGAGCAACCCTTAGCGAAGGTACCCGTATGGAGCCCGTCGCTTTGTCCGCAAGCCAGATTCAGATCACCGTTACCGAACATGGTAAGGCTGTCGCCGTCACCGAGCTGCTTCTCAATGCAGCTTTTGATGACGTTATGGCATCAGCTTCGCGCCTACTTGGTCGCCACATGGCTCAGAGCATGGACATCCAGGCTCGCAACACCCTCTACAAGAACGGTGTACCGTTCGGTGGTGGAGCAGCTGTACCTCCAAGCGTTGTGTTTGGTCGTACCGCTGTTGCAGCCCGTGGCTCAATCAGCCCCTACGACGGCGGTGACGTTGGTACCGCTTCTGCCCCCGGTTTCCTCAGCCCCGCGTCCATCAAGGACGCAGTTGAGGTTCTCGCCGGCCAGAACATCCCCCGTTTGGGCGACACTTATGTCTGCTTCGTACACCCAAGTCAGAGCCGCTCACTCCGTGACTGGCCTGAGTTCATCGAAGTCACCAAGTACGCTGCCCCCGGCAACTTCATGCTTGGTGAAATCGGTCGTCTGTACGACGTAGTTTTCATTGAAACCACTCAGGTTAAGAAGGGTCTGGATGCCACTGCTGCTACCTCCCCTCTGTTCGGATTGGGATCAACTTTAGACACCAGCGCTAGCGCTGGCTTCCAGGAAAACCCCAACTCTTTTAACGCCATTATGATCGGTGACAACGCTTTCGGTCACGCAATCAGCCTCCCGGTTGAGCTTCGTGACGGTGGTGTCATTGACTTCGGTCGTGAGCATGGTCTTGCCTGGTACGCCATTTGGGGATTCGGTGTAATCACCCACGAAAGCCGAGTAATTCTAAACACATTCGGTGGCGCAATTTCCTGAACCTAGCGTTCAGATGCTGTAGTATGGTGGGGGATAATTCCCCCACCATATTGCTGTATATGGTAAAACCAAAAGGAGAACACAATGCCTCGTAAAATTACAACCACAACAAATTGGGCAGAACCTGCTGAAGAGCAGGACGAAGTAGTAATTGAAGAGCCCGTTACCGTTTCTAGCACGGACGGAGATTTCGTTAAGGCCCGAGTAAAGGGAACATGGCTCATGATTTGGGGACTAACAAAATTTGACTTTAAGGACGGCAAAACCTACAAGCTTCCAAAAGATCTGTTTAACTACCTTCGTGCAAACGGAAACATTTACGACACTATGGCTTGAGGTGTAAATGCC